GTAATCAGGTATGGGTTCATAATAATGCCTCAGTTTGGGCTAATAAATCTTCTTCTGTTACGCCGTATTTGTCTGCAAAGGCTTTCTTACCTAGTCCGTGTACGCCAGAGTTACCTGTGTGATGCTCTGGACAAAGCGGTATTACAGGTGCGTTATCACGTTTCATGCCTAACCGTCTGATGTGGTGAATATGTGCGGGAGTTTCACCATACCCAAGATGTCTGCATAGCGCACAACCAAGTTCTGCTAGTTTCTCGTAGTGCTTGCGCTCCGCTTTCTTCACGTTGTCATCCGTTCTAGGTGTCGATTGCTTGCTTGCTCTGTGCGGTACGCTTCAAAGCGCATTTTAGCTGCCTCAAGCCGCCATTTAATCGTTTCTGCAAGTTCTACAGCTTCGCCGATAGCTTTGCATAGGTTTTGATAGTCTTGGTGAGCGTAGGCTTCCCTTTCTTGCGCTCCAATAGCGGTTTCATAGCTTTGTTTCATAAGGATAGCTTTTAGGCTGCTTTTGTAGGTTTCAAGCTCTGCGACTTTACCTTTAGCTTTACCGTATTCCGGTGCATTCTTGTAGATGTAATTGATACTTTCGTGTGGGTCAAAGTCCATTGATTTCTCGATTCTTCATGGTTAGTCTGAAAATACTACTGTTGCGTACCGCTAAAATGCGTTTTACATATGACCTTGCAGAGCGTTCTTTTTGCGTCATTTTTTGCATATTTCGTTTAGCGTCTGGTTTGTCGCCTAACGCATAAATTGCACGAATATGCTGTTTACCTAAAATTGCGTGTCTGGTGTAACCGGATATATGTATGCGTTTACCAAACCTTTTGGATTCGGTCTTTAGCTTGGTCAATCTGCTGCTGATTTGGTCATGCGTTAAATCTAGCTTTCTGCATAGTTCTGCTTTAGTCATTGGTTCTTCAGCTAGCAACAACAAAATGCGGTCAGTATTTGAACCCCATGCGTTCATTCTTGTTCCTTGCTTGGTGCTTCCAGAACGCTTTTAATGACCATTGCAGCGTGTTTTGCAAGCGGGTAAGGTGTTTCCTTGTCTATCTCGATTAAAGCGTTGTAGGCTATTTTTAACGCATCACGTTCCGTTACTGGTTTTGCTTTAGCTTTTTGCTGCTTTGCTTCTAATAAGTCCCAAGCCTCATCTTCAGTCATAGCTAATTTCCTTAAAAGTTTGGCAATTTCTTCTTGCTCTTGGTGCGTAACCCAAGCACCAGCTTCTAGTATTTCAGCGTAGCGAATGGCTGCTTTTTTCATGCCATTAGCTCAATTTTCTTATCGCTTGCCCAAAATAATTGACCAAACATACCTTGATATTGTTTAGCAAGCGCAAGAGCGTCATAAGTCGGTTGAGTGTTGCGAGGTATTTTGTACACCCGAACAAAGCGCCCACCATGCTTTAATCCTGTGTCGTGCCTAGCCATGTCTAAAAATTGCATAGATTTTTGACGCATGATGTTACGCAAATTGGGTTCTGCAATGCCGCTAAGTTGCGACAATTGCCTAATGCTGACCCAATCCGTTTGTTGCTCAAGAATTTCAATCAGTCTTGTTTGGTGTTTTACTCTCATGTTTTGTTGTCCCGTCTGGATAAAAAAGCGTGTTGTATATGCGACTTGGTGCGTTAAGTATGGTCATGCTGCCCGGTCTTATGTGCTTTGTTTGCAGCACCAATGGCGGTCTATCAAACTTATGTATTTTGTCTGTCTTTTTCATTTAAGTAATTCCCATGCTGTTGCTGCACACAAAGGAACTTGTCCGTTTCCAATGGCTTTAAGTCTGTCCACCCTAGCGGCCACCCCATTAACCACTCTACAAATTGAGGGTTCAGTTTCCCACCAATCGGTGTTTTTGGTTGTTGCATATAAATTTGAGAAATTATTGATGGAGTATCTCGATTCTTTTCGCTTGGTGCATTGGTTTCTTTTGCCAAATGACATGTTGGTGTTGGCCATTCCAATCGTTTCTTGAGCGCTTTCCGACTGTTGCTCCCCCCATCCATGCCTGTCGTATTCGGTGTGTGAAAAAATGTTTCGTTGTTCGGCTCTAATCCATATTCTTTCTCGCTGATGGTTTGCACCAATATCGGAAGCGGATACAATGCCCCATTTTGCATTAAACCCCAACGTGGAAAGGTCTGAAAGGACAACTCCAAGTCCTCGAATAGTGAGCATTGGGCTGTTTTCCACAAAGACGTATTGGGGTCTAACCTCGCCAATGATCCTTGCCATGTGTTTCCACATACTTGATCGTTCTCCGTCAATTCCTGCGCCTTTTCCTGCTGCGCTAATGTCTTGGCATGGAAACCCGCCAGATACAACGTCAACAATTCCTCGCCACGGATTTCCGTCAAAGGTTTGTACGTCATCCCAAATCGGGAAAGGCGGGAGAATTTTGTCATTTTGTCGGGCGCACAATACGCTTGCTGGGTATTGTTCCCACTCAACGGCACAGACTGTTCGCCATCCAAGAAGATGTCCCCCAAGTATTCCTCCACCAGCACCTGCGAAAAGAGCCAACTCATTCACAATTTCCTCATCCAATATTTAATTATTAAGATAGCTTAACAGTTATGAAATGATTTGTATACCTTTTATACCTTTAATCATTTCTTTTATTTTCTTTAAGTTTTCAGCGGCAGCTTGGTCATCAACTTCGGTCTTGTTGTAGCCCATACGAACCTCAACAGTAGGTCTAGGGGCAAGTCTGCATATTTCTTTAAACTTAATTGCGTTTGGCACACGTTCTGGAAGGTTTAGCAGCGCAAAGCCAATAGCGTCAGGGTTATATGCAAAATCGCTTAATTCTTGCGCCCAGACGGTTTTAGCGTTCTCCATGCCTATGTCGTTGCCGTTGTTGTCAATAACGCTGTATTGCCCTGTAAATTCCCTTCCGTAAATTCCTTGCAGTCTGGCAAAGATTCGGTCAACCCAAGAGTTTGGTATTGTTTTCATAAAACACCTCCGTAGCAGATTGTTCGCCAAATAAAACTCTAGCTGTAGCATCCTGCCGCATTTGATGCTCTGTTTTCTTAGATTGGTCTTTAAGTACCCATTCAGCTTTAAATCCTGTCCAACCTCTAGCGCAAATTTCTTGCAAAGCGTCATTTAAAGAAATATTAGCTTTTCTTGCTTCACGCTCTATGCCTTTTAAAGCGGTTTCCGTTATTGCGGCTTTCTTTGCTTTTCTTTGCTGAACAAAATCTTCCCATACTGACTGCAAAACGCCGTTAGGCGTATGTAGTTTATTTGGTTGTTGGTTAGTGTTTATTGTTTCTTGTTTAGGGTTATTTTGGGTTAGGTTTGGGTTAGGCTTGGGTATCCCATGGGTTTTTTTTGGTCTGCCACCCTTGATTCCATTGAGTTTTTGCTTCTCTATAAACCCATGATACTGAGCTATTTCTGCATCAGCACGTCTGTTTATGTACCCGTTTTCGGTGTATTCAAAGAACTCAATAAGCATCGCTTTGACAATGCCAGCCTCTATTCGTAACCTACGGCTAACCCATGGGATATCGGTGGGTATTGGTGCTTCTGTGTCGTAATACATATCCAAAAGTCTGCGATATGTAATGTCCTCAAGAGGGGACAAGTGCATTGTGTGCTTGTTGTAATCACCAATGTTGAATTGATAATAGTGCATTTGCAAACCCTAAAAAAAAGGCTTCACCTGAATACTCAATTCCTTTTTTAAGGGAATCTGGCGGGACGAGCCAACACTCGCTGAGTATCCATGTGAAGCCTTGTTGGTAACAGCAAACCCCCGCCAAGGGATAAGCAAACTATAAACAACTTCTAAAAAAAAGTAAAGTGAGCCTCCATAAAGCAGGATTTGACTAGAAAATTAAACACTACGTCTAAGAGTGCAAGTGCCTGCCAAGGAACTTCGGTCTGCTAGACGTTGCCTAAAATCAGGACGCTAACACCTGATGCTCACTACTTTAATTCTACCCAAATGTCTTGCCATGTCGAGGGAAACATTTGTTTGCGTGTGTATTTACCGTCAGACGCTTTCTCTAAACTGGCTGCAAGAAATATCATCTTGTCTTGCGGGATACCGTTGTTGCGCCATTGAGAAACAGCAGCAAGCGTCACGCCACACAACTTAGCAACCTTTGTTGTGCCACCTAATGTTTGGATAATTTCGTTATCATTCATGTAGACATCTTAACATATTTAAGTTGACATACATATTTAGTTGTCTTAATATTCGTATTAGGCAATCACGCCTACAAAGGAAAAAACATGGACGAACAGAAGCAATTTCAAGACGAATACGAACAGCGTTTAGAGGAAGCTCTTAACCAAGTCGAGCAAGGCTACGTTACAGAAGATTACATGACTATCATCCGTCACGCTTGCGGATTACCCAATGCAGCACCTAAAAACTTACTCCCCCTTGTTTATAACTTTGATGAAATTTTTGGAGCAACACAATGATTATCACAGGATCAAACTCAGACCGTAAGCAGTTTCAAATTGCACCCGCTGGAACGCATTTAGCCCGTCTTTACCGCATCATCGACTTAGGTACGCAAATGCGTGAGTACGAAGGTAAAGTCACCATGAGTCGCAAAGCAAAGTTCTTTTTTGAGCTGCATGGTGAAGATGTTTACAACAAACCGTTGCTTACAGCAGACGGTAAGCCCTTAATTCAATCCCGTGAGTACACGGTAAGCCTTAACGAAAAAGCAAACCTGCGCCGTGATTTAGAGGCTTGGCGGGGTAAAGCATTTAGCGAGGATGAACTTAAAGGTTTTGATTTAAAGAACATCCTTGGACACTTTTGCATGGTTAACATTAGCCACCGCCAAAAGGGTGACATGACGTATGCAGACCTTAAAGGTGTTTCTGCTGTACCTAGCATTTACAAGAAACAGGGGTTGCCAGAAGGCATCAACACTACAATGATTTTTAACCTTGATAAGTTTGACGAAACTATGTTTGATTCGTTGTCTGAAAACATCAAGGAAACAATTAGAAAGTCACCTGAGTACCGAAGCATAGGTGAGCAATCTAAAGCGTACCAAGAGGCTTCTGGTGGGTCTGTAGCAGATATGGATAATGACATACCGTTTTAAGGAGCTTATCTTGAACCAAACTGAGGAAGCTATTTTGATTAGTTGGCGGCTTCAGCAATGGTACGAAGGCATGGTTCTTGACCAGAGAGCCATGCAAGACGTTCAAGACGCTATTGATATGCTTAAACAATTAGCTAAACAGGTGAATAAATGAATATTCCTACAGATTCTTCAACATATTTAGACCCTAAATCTTTTCTTGGGATGACGCTGCGTGATTATTTTGCGTCTGCTGCAATGCAAGGCTATATGGGTTACAGCAAAGCAACTATGTCGCTTGATGAAGTGGCTATTTGGTCTTACAAAGTAGCGGATGCTCTTTTAAAGGCTAGACAATTATGATTGTTAAAACAACAGATTCTGAGTCGGGCCATTGGTACACGCAATTAGGTGAACCAGCGTATCGAATCATTGGAAAAAACGGTGTAGAGCGCAATACTCGACTAACTGACGCTAGGGAACGGGGTTTAGTACCGTCTGTCACTACTATCAGCGGATTGCTTGCAAAGCCCGGTCTGTCCAACTGGTTGCAGCAACAGGTCTTGTTAGCTGCGCTGACGTTACCTAGAGCAGAAGGTGAGTCAGAGGAAAACTGGTTGCAGCGTGTGATGTCTGACGCTAAGTCTACAGGACGGGAAGCAGCAGACCGTGGAACTCGACTGCATGGTGTGCTTGAGAGCTTTTATCAAGGAAAACTGATTGAGTTTCCTAATTACGTCTACAAAGTGCATTCTGCGCTTGAGAGTCACTTTGGCCCTGCCAATTGGGAAGCAGAACGCAGCTTTAGTTGGGGTGGATACGGTGGGAAAGTTGACCTCATAGCTGAAAACATCGTTGTAGACTTTAAAAGCAAGGAAGGGGATTTAAGTAAGATTACCCCTTACCATGAGCAAATCATGCAGCTTGCAGCGTATAGGATGGGTTTAGGCAAGCCTACAGCTAGGTGTGCAAACGTCTACTTTACTGAATCTGGTGACGTTCGACTAATTGAGCATTCAGAACAAGATTTATCTGATGCTTGGGAGTGTTTTCAATATCTTCTAGCTTTCTACAAAAAGAAGAACAACATATAATCAACGGGCGGGGAACGCCGGTGTCCCTCCCTCCTTGTCCGGTTAGTACCCGCACCCCACAAAAATACAACACTTAGGGTTTGTCCCTATAAAATAATGTTGCATTAACTATTTAGCTAGCTTAATATCTAGTCATGGCAACAACGCCATTAACCCAAGGAAGAATCATGCACATATCACCAGAATCAGGAAGAAACGACAACATCCACGGTGACGAAAATTACCGTGAGCATCTAGGTGCAGAAGCTGTTGACCTCTACGATGTCATCTTTGCAATTGAGAAAGGTACATCTACGCACGATGGTCATAGCCACTACGATTGGATTAAGCGCATTTCTGAAAGTGATGAAATGACAACAATCATTCAGCACATCATTAAGAATCGTCATAACTACGCATTTGCAGAAATTATGAACGAACTTGAAGCAGCAATTGAGGGGTGGTTGCCATGAAAAAGATTAGCCCATTTGTTAGCGAAAACAACAACCTTAACCGTGACAACTACGGTTACTTTGCTAACCAATCGCACTCTAATTGGACGTTGCGTACACCAAGAGTTATGGAACACGGTGCTTACGAACCCAATAGCGACAAAATACCTGTGTCAGCTTGGTTCGGTTCTGCGCTTGTTGTTGGTTGTATTTTTCTTGCACTTTTCCTGTGAGCAAACATGACAAAAATTGACGCTGTTTACCTGCACCTTAAAAGACATGGACACATCACAAGTTGGGAAGCTATAAAGCTATATAAAGCTACCCGATTAGCAGACATCATTTACAAGCTGAAGTTGCAAGGTTTTAAAATTGTTACTTTGATGGTTGAGGGTGAAAACACCCGTTTTGCACGTTACTTTCTAAAGGATAGAAAATGAAAAAGTACATTATTGGTGTAGTGTTAGCTTTATCAGCCTCCGCAGCTTATGCGGCTTGCGTTACTAACACTACGTTTAGCGGTGGACGCATGATTATGTGTACAACTTGCTGTTACGGCAACAATTGCACAACTAATTGCATTTAAGCAAGCATTGTATTGGCTTTAACTTTTACCGCAGCGACACGATTTAACCAACCTTTGCCATACGTTTCAAAGGTGTTTAAGCTGCGGTAAAAGGCTTCTTTTTCATCACTAAACCTGTCAATAAACTCTACAGGGTTAGCAGCTAAAACCGCTTTCATGGTGATTGGCCCTAACCCACCATCAGCAGGAACACCCACCGCAGACTGCAACAGCTTAATTGATCTGCCCGGCCCTGCATTGACACCCATATCAAACACCAAATAGTCGATACCAGAGGGTAGCTCGTCTGCACGAACAGCGTCCCAATACTTCTTTTTGTATAACGGTTCGACATCCGCAGGAGTCAGCTTCTTCATTTGCTCATGCGTGACTTGGTGTCCAATGTGCTGTTCCCAATTGAATTGAGTCACACCAAGCATAGTTGAACCCTTGCGTCCGTCTGGTAGTTTGTTGCCCGGATCACGCTCATCGTCCGTAAATCCTCCCTCACTAGCAAGCATTTGCTCAAACGCTTGTTTCCAATTACTTTGCATTCTCAATCTCCTTAGTTTTCCTACGTTCAACCATGTCAGCAACCTTTTCAACGGTTCTGCCACCAAAATAAAAACTCATTATGATGATGCCCCATTGTCCCAACAACTCAACGTACTGTTTATGGGTGTCCATATCAAACGCTGACATTAAAGCAAACGTGAAATACCCTCCCAAAATGATTAAAAGCGTCATAGGACGGATATTCTTGGATAGCCAGCTATCGCTACTCATATCCGCCAAATGACGTTTAGAAAGCTCTTGCTGCTCTGTGATGTCTGCGTTTAGTTGTGCAAGCTGACCGGATTGTTGAAGCTCTAATAACTTAAGTTTTGCCTGCTCCGCAGCGTTAGCGTCTGGAAAGATTTTGTCAATTATCTTTCCGCCAATGTTCAGAATATCAAGAATCATGCTACCTCCTATTTTTGCAATATAAGACCACGGGCTACAACTTCTAAAATTGAACGTGCGTATTCTAAGTCTGGTTCACCAGCCCAACCTACGGTAATTTGACCAATAAACTGACTAATATCAGGGGGGATAGACACCCGACAGGTATAGCGTACACCTTGGTGGATGTACCAAAGTCCTGCTTCGGATTGGGGGCGCAAGTATTGACCACAAGGTATTTCACCAGCCATTAACTTAACGACATCAGCGTTATTAGCTTGGCTTCCTGAGAACAAGCCTACGT